AAAATATTAAAATACAAAACAATCCCCCTGGGATAGAAAAAAAGGCACTTGAGTTTGCGGTGTCCTTCGAGAGAAGATAAATGTTTTAACTTTTTATTTAAAGAGCCTCTATTAGGTTTGCTCTGTTTCATCAGGCGAATTTAAACCTCTAATTTCAGAACGCTACATCTCTTACGAGAAACAGGTCGTGCTGTCCACTCTGTAAAGGAGAAGGAATGTATTTCAGTAGGATTTTATGTTTAGGCTAGTCGAGTTGGTTAGCCCCAGCGTTTGTAATATCAATCTTATTAAGCTTGAGAATAAACAAGTTATTACACGGCGTAGTCCGTTTAATTGTCAGTCGGGACCATTATAAACCGATCGTTGGTCGAGTGACTGGTACACAACCTCATGTGCGTGTTAAAGTTCCACGAGAAAACTTAAAATATGAAAGTACAACCACAATGTTTAATCCGATTTTATTTGCCACCTCTTGCGATTTTAAAAATATTAAACCACAAGCTGGTATTTTTCCAGCAATGAAGACTGAAGTTACGCTACAACCTGAGATGACTAAATTAATTAGTGAATTAGGTGCCGGCGGCATTAATGTTAATCATAATTTATCTGTTTCTGAAGAGGTTAAAGATTTACTTGACAAGGTTACCAAACCAAATGTTGATATAAATTTTACTATTGGTGGAGATTGGTTCCAAAGTGTTAAGACAAATTTAGTTAAGATTCTAACTAACTTGCCACGTGCTCCGTGTGTGATTTTGGTTGTGGCTTTATTGATCTATACTGTACAGTATGATATTAGATACGGAACCATGTATTCCATCGCATTGGCTGGTGTAGTATTGGGCGTATGGGGACTTATGCCCTCATTTTCAGAAGAGGATTCAATTAAACCTCAGGGTGGCGACATCATACAACATTTTTGTAATGTGTTGGGCCCTGTAGTTTCTTTAGCCACCGGTAAAGACTTAAAGTCGGCAAGTGACTGGGTTGATGCTTCCATAAAGGGGCTCAAACTGGGCACTGTCTTTAGTAGCCTTTCACATGTCATTAAGTTTGTTTCGGGAAAATTTTTGGAATTTTTAGAAACAATGGGTTTTGACTTACCTTTTAACTCCACAGGTTTAGTTGCATTGGATTTGATCATGGAGGAAATAAATACATTTTCTTTAGATTATTCAACTTCTAAACTTAAGAGGAATGGAGTCACGTTTGCTAAAGCTTCTAGTTTACTTAAAAGGGCACGAGGTGTCTTAGCCACGATGCCGCACGGGCAGGATACTTTAGGTTGGCGAATAAACTTGTTAAATGGGATTAAAACCCTCGATGATATTCACAATGACCTAATCAAATCCCAATACAGAGATAAGGGTCCACGTAGTGAACCCGTTTCACTTCTTATAATGGGCCCGCCAGGGATTGGCAAATCATTATCATTACAGTACTTTACGTACGAGATGGCTAAGAATCACTTGTCTAGTGAGGATTTGGAAGAATTTAAAGTTTCACCTGAGACTTTTGTTTTTAATAGACAAGCAGAAAATATTTATTGGGACGGTTATGATACGTCCAAGCTTGTCACGTTGTATGACGACATTTTACAAGCTAAAGATGTTCAAGGCAATCCTGATAATGAAGCCATGGCTTGTATACGAAATATCAACATGTTTGAAAATTTGTTGAGGTGTGCTGCTATCGAGCTTAAGGGAACGACACTTTTTAAATCTTCATTCGTTTTTGCAACTAGTAACAGAATGACTTTCAATCTTGAAAGTATTCATGAACCTGCGGCGTTTGCCCGGAGATGGGACTTTCCCGTCAAGCCAGTAGTTCGTCCAGAGTACGCGCAAATTGGACCTAATGGTGAAGTCCTTAATGCGCTTGATATTAAGAAGCTACCTGTGGATGAAGAAGGAGTTTCCATTATAGAACCTGACATGTGTGTTTGGTTCATGTGTACATGGAATTCAGCAACTAGTAGTTTTGAATCTACTGGTATTAGTTATACATACCAACAACTATTGAGTGAGATTAGCGCTAAACGTAAACTAAAGGACCAATGGTATCATTCATATATGAAGAAACTCAACCAGATCATAACACCATGTATCAAGGAGAACAAAAGAGTTGATAACGATCTGGTTATGTTCGACATAGGCATTAAACCTCAGTCAGGACATTCTTATGTTATTGATGATTTAGATCCTAAGGAATTTTATGAACAACATATAATTGACAAGGATCTTATAACCTTTGAAGTGTTTGAAAATCAATTCCAATTTTATTTGGATTGTATAAACGAGTATTTCAAGGTTCCTGAAGTTGAGAACTTCGATAACTTAGCCTTAATAGTTGAGTGGCTTATTTACTTGGGTCACTCAGATGAGAAAATTCTATATTATGATGTATTTCCTATTTTTAAACACTGTCTTGAAGAAGAAATTTTAGGAAAGATTAAAAAGGAGGCATGGTATTATAAAGGTCAGATTTCATCTAGTGGTTTACAATTCAGGGAAGAATTGTATAACATGGTTTATCGTTCAGTTGGTAAAGACCATTTCCATTTAAACAGAGATTTAAATTTACCTGAATTGCGGAAGAAAGCTTTATTGAAAGCTGCTCCACTTCATGTCAGAATTTGGTGGTGGTGTAGAATATTTTCAGAATATTCTATCGACTCAGTTAAGTCCATGCTTGGTTCTCTGTTTACTAGTGAATCCGGTTCCAACCCCGTGAGAGAGTTCATTCTCAAAAATATTATGGGAATAACCATAACAACAGCTACAGCAATAGGTAGTTTTATTTGGTTATTTTATGTTATTCCTTATTTATTTCCAAGGAAAGAAGAACTTTTGATAGAAGCTTCACCTCAGTCATCAGATAGAAGAAACGATATTTCTTCCCGCACCAGAACTCGTAATTTGAGGCCTTCTACTAAGTTGGTCTCTGCCCAGATGGGTCTCACCGAGGATAATTCTACCAGAATTTCTTCAATTTGTGAGAAAAATCTCAGGCGTTACGAATTAGAAGGTGTTCCTGGCCACAAGGTGCTGGGCTTTTGCTTCGGAATCAAAGGCTCCATTATGATTACACCGTACCATATAGCTGCTACATTAAATAATATGCATTGTGATGGAATAATCTTGGATGAAAATATTATATCTTTTTATCGGGGAAGCACCAATGACCTTGATTTTAAGATGACTGTTAGACAATTCTTGGATTCGTTATGGTTTAATGATGAATTGGAAAAGAGAGATCTTGTCTGCGTTATGGCACCGAAAGGATTCTTGTTTAGAGATTTGACCAAACACATTATTGAGGATACTCAACTAGCCAAGATTAAGCATACGTCTAGTTTTCTTGTTGTACCTAAAAATAATGTTGTCATACATTCTATGGAAGCAAGTCGACAAGTTAGTATTCAAGTTGACGAATCGTCCAGCTTAGAAGCATATAAAGTTTCTGATGTGTGGCGATATAAAGCTGCGACTTCATATGGCGATTGTGGCGCTTTGCTATTTAGCGCCAACAACGCCCTATCCAAACGGTTGGTTGGAATACATGTTGCCGGTAATGGCACATATGGATTCTCAGCGGTTTTGTCTTCTTCCATAGTGGAAATAATATTGAAAAATTTAGAATCTTACTCCTTTGGTTGTAGTGTGCCCGAAGAAGACTTTCCAATTGAGGACATTGCACCACAATCATTTTGTTCATCAAGGTTCGAGAGTCTTACTATTGATGCTAAAGAAAAGGTGATTGGGAAGTTTAAAGATAAATTTGTTCCTGCCGTCCCGTTAAAATCCAAAATCAGGCCTACAGTTTTGAATGGTAAATTAAAGGATTTGGAGAAGAAACCCGCTCGTCTTTCTCCTTGGAAAGACGCAGAAGGGGTCTTACGCGATCCTTTAGTTGATGCTATCTCTAGATATTCCAAACCCAAACAATGGATTCAACCTGAACTTCTTAATGAAGTGGTTGATGAACTTGGTGATTTCTTGAGGGCAAATTCTCTTGATGTACCAGACGACACGATTTTAGACTTTGAAACTTCAATTCTTGGAGAAGAAGGGGATCCCAGTTTTGGACCATTACCACGAGTGACATCAAGTGGCTGGCCATATAATTGTCTCCCTGGACCCTCTAATAAGACGAGGTTCTTTGGGAAGGATGAAGTATACAATTTGAAGACTTCAGAAGCTATAGAACTTAAGGATGAAGTCGATAAGATAATTTCTAAGGCACAGAAGGGCGTTAGGAGTTGTCATGTTTTTACTGATTTCTTAAAAGATGAGAGGGTTTCATTGAAGAAATTTAAGGAAGGAGTGACTAGGCTTGTTTCATGTGCTCCCGTTACTTTAACAGTTGCTTCACGTATGTACTTTGGAGCTTTCATGAAGTATATATATAGGAACAAAATTGTCAATGGGACAGCAATTGGTTTAAATCCTTATGGCCCAGATTGGGCAATGTTGCACCATTCACTTAAGTTTAGAGGAGGAAACCGCAACGCCTATGGAGCCGGGGATTATAAAGGTTTTGATACTAGTCAATTAGTTCAAATTCAATGGGCTGTTCTTGAAGTTATTGAAAAGTTTTACATTAATTCTACCGAACAGGACAGAAATGTTCGTAGAATTCTATGGCATGAACTGGTTAATTCCGTTCATGTCTCTAAAGGTCTTGCAATGGTCTGGGAAGGAGCTTTACCCTCTGGACATCCATTGACGGCAATTGTTAATTGCTTGTACAACCAAATATTATTTAGGTTGTGTTGGAGAAAATTTTTGACAACTAATTTGTTAGAAATTTCTAATGAGAATAAGTCCTTTGATGATAATGTGACTCTTGTGGTTTTGGGTGACGATAATATCTATGCCGTTTC